TTTTATCAGTACCACCACCAACAGGCGGTGTAACTACAACTACTGTTGGCGCACTACCAATGTATGTTCCACCATTTGATCCACCAATAACACCCATTAGGTTTGCTCCAATACACTCAAGTGCAAATCAGCACTCGATGATCTGTTGCTTGTCACAACAATCGTGTCAGTTGTTTCCATGATAGGCTTGCCTTCGAATGGCTGTATCGATGATCCCGCTGGGATTTGCGCATTCTTAATTAGGTAAGCACCACCCATCTGAACGCTAACCTCAATCTGTTCACTTAACAGGTTTGAGATATTGCCGTTAATAACAACAGACGTTGTACTCGCAGGGACGGTGTAACAAGTAACGCCCACCGCCCCGATGTTATTTGTTGTGTATCGCTTAAAAGTGTTAGCCATTGTCTAACCCCTTACACATCGTCAATTAACGCTGCGACTATCGCAGTTGCAGTTGCAGCCGCTGCGCCAACAGGATCATATCCAATGCAGTTAATGTTACCTACTGTTGTGTTTGGAACCTCAATTGCCATTGAGTTACCCGCAGTAATCTTGATTGCATCACCATCAGCATTTGTGATCGTGCCGCCATCAAGGTTGATGTAAATATCATTTGCTGCGTCTGTGTTCTTAACCATCAAGAAGCGCACAGTATCCGCAGTTGCAACCGCTGTAGGCGCAGTGTCATCATCTACTGCATCATAGTCAGTAAAGTAGCCAGCGATCAGGTTACTTGAAGCAGCAGATACGCTTGTTAGTTTGTAGTACCACTTCTCTGTAGCATCCGCTGGGGTTACTGTAAGTGTACCTGAGATAGTCTTAGCAATTTCGTCTGGTAAGACTGTTGCGCTAAGTGTTACTGAAGCATCATTAGCCATTTATTTTCTCCTTTAGCCTAATGCGATTGCGAGGGCTAATGCCTCATCAGTGGTTCCTAAGTTTGTTCTAGCGGTTGCCGCATCTGTTGCAGCCGTGCCGCCATTAGAGACAGACAATGGCAAGGTCACAGCACCAACAACCCCTAGCGCCTGAATGCTTAATTCGCCGCTTGCATCAAACGAGAACACTTCATTCGCACGATCAGCCGCCGAAACAGTAAACTCTGTTGATGTCATTGTATTCGTTTTTGACAGCTTAATACAGCGGTCAAGTTCTTCCGCTTGCTGCTGCATCATAAAGACAAGCTTGTCTAACGCTTCCTCAATGCTGTCCGCAGGGAACGGATCGTTAGGCACCAAGTCCAATTCTTGCGTGATCGGCTGCTCGCGCAGGATCAGCAGTGTTTCTGTGCTTGCTGGGGCAGTTAGCATAGTGACGTTGCCGCCGTTTGCATTGCCAACGCCGCTGACAGTGTAGTCAGTCGTGATTGTCTTTGTTGTTTCTACACCATTCGCATCACGAATAATTACAACCAAATCGTCTTCGTCAAAGACTTTGAATGTGTAGGCAAAGACAGTCGTGCTATCATCGCCGCTGTACGAAACCTTAATTAAGTCTGTGCTTACTGTCATCTTGATAACATACCTTTTTCACTTAGCTTTTTAGAAGCAACCTCTCTATCATCATACGCCTGCCTTAATTTAGCATAGTATGGAATAGATTGGTAGCTCGGATCGGTCATCATTATCTTCCATGCTTTATTATAGAATTGCTGCTCTAAATCTTTTATTAAAGCAAAACGTTTTGCATCTAAAACTAATCGGTCTTTTCCAAACCGCTCTAAGTCGTCGGAGTACATGCGACCTTGGCGCGTATTCTTTTTAGTAGTTAAGTTTTCCAAAGCTTGTTGAAAATTAACTGTGCCGCCTAATCCTGGTATTCTTATTGTGGCAATGTTTTTGGCCTCATTCACCAAGTCCATTTGCGCTCTAAAACTTAACTTCATACCATTAAAAGTTTTTGGATTAGACAACGCCCACTGTTTGTTTGTTTCATAAAGACGCATTAGCTCAAGCTCTACGTTTGTCGGCGCTTCTGCTGGACGGATACGAATGCCTGTAAAGTTATTCCATAGTGCAAGTTTAGGGTTTACAGCAAAGCTAACATCTTCTGCGCCATAAGGCCGACCAAGTGTGTCGCGCTTGACGGAATTGTAGTCTTCTTCGTCTTGGAAGAAGCTGTCCTTTGCTCGCATTGCCTTCATCTTTTCAAGCATCAATGACATCTCTTCTGCTATATGAGCTTGCCCACCTGTGACTGGTCTTCCAAGTTTCTCACGCCCGACAAGGCGATAGTCAGGATCAGTGCCGTTAGGATGTGGGTATTTCCAAGAGCCATCCTCGTTTGTTTGCACAACTTCTTCCATAGTATAGTAATCAAAGTCGCCATGCGGATTACGTACAGTTGGGTCTGCTGTTCTAAAACCCATGCGTTGCAAAGATGACCAAATATTCGGAAACCCACCTACCGAGCTTCCCTCAATCGGCCCTCTTAGAATGTGAGGCGCATCACGCAAAACTCCAGCAAGAGTATCATTGTCTAACACTGTGCTTACATCCGCTAGACCTTGCAGCATTGGCAGCTCGCCATAATATCCAGCTATTGCACCAACAGCCGCAAGCGCTCTATTTCCAACGCCTTGAATATCATTGCCGTAAACAGCTTCGTTTGCTGTAGTCATAAACGCAAGAACGCCGCCAACAGGCTCCCAGCCTGCATATGATACATACGTTAATGGCCCGTTAGGAATGCCTCGATCATTGTATAGCTCGTCAACGCCTTCAGGCCAACCTTCGCCTTTATAGACAAAACTGTACGGCTGCCATCCTGGCGGCAACGCCTCACGCGCAACTTTGTCCATTGGCATTGCGCCAGTCATTCGACCTTCCGACACTTTGTTATGCACAAAACCAAAGGCAGCGCCTGCCATTGTAATTTTTGCCATAGCTTTTTGTTGCTGTTTTGGCGTTCCTGAAATTAAATCTTTGTACACTTCTGGGTTAATCCCAGCGTACTCCATAGTCTTAATCGCACCACTTGTTGGCGTTTTGACAAATGGCATAAGCCACTGACCAATCGGCAGCGGGCCAAGGGTTTGTCGCTGAATAGCCATGCCAGGCGCACTTATGTCCATGCCAAAGATTGTAGTGTCATCTTGCAAAGTGTTATACTTAGCGTTCAAGTCTAGCTCTTTACCAACAGAAGATGGGTCAAGCAAAATCATGCCTGCTTCGTCTGCTGCTTCAGTAATGTCCTTGCCTTCATACAGCGCCCGACGATACGCTTTGTTCGCCTGCACATACAATTCGCCGCGTTGAGATATTGTCTTAAAAAACTCATCACCAAACAGCAGTGCGCGGAAAGGCAGCCGAACGCCCTTGAATATAAAGTTTATTGGGCCTGATAAAGGGGTTTCCTCAGATAGCCTAAAGCCTGTTGTGTAATCTTCAATCTCAGCCCTTGCTTTTACAGAAGGCTTTTCACTTTTAAATGCAAGCCGAGCAATCTTAAAAGCATCGCCAAGACTGTCATAATAACCTTTCAACCGTAACGCACTGTCCTCAATGTAAACTTGATCAGGGTCAATTGATAAGCCAGCCGCTTTGCGTCCCGCCCGAATGCCTGTGCCGTAAATGCCTGCCAGTGTTTCAGCAGGTATTTGGTACGTCATCCATGCGGCGTTAGATATAATGTTTTTAAAGTTAGTTGCAGGTGATGTTAGCAATCCTGCCATGTATGCTTCTGCAATAGCTTCGCGTGTTTTAGCAAATACAACTTTATTAATAAAGCGAGCCAAGCCGCCCGTGCCTTTTTCCTCAAGCACACTGGCAGCCGCTTTAGCAATCTCGTCGGTCATACCCTCGCCGCCGCCAAGCTGCGCTAACGCCTCTCGTGCGTTACGTGCCATTGCAAGTGCGCCTTCTTCACCGCCAACCTCAATAGCAAACGATTGCAAGGCTCTGGCTGTCTCTGACTGAAAGCCTTTTAGGTGCAGGTGAAAGCCGTGATAGATTGCAAGCTGTCTGCGAAACTCAAGTTTCTCTTTAGGAGTTGATACGCCTGTGTTGATCTTGGCTGCCAACTCCATAATCTTTTCGCCTTGCGCAACAAATATTTCACGCGCAGCCACAAGCTCTTCGGCTGTAAGCAACCCATCTTCAATGCGTCTTTCCAAAAACTTTTTGGTAAACCCCAACTCGTCAGCTAAAAGCTCTGCCGCATTTTCTTTTGTAATATTATTCGGCAGCTTAAAACGCTTTGCTTGGTCAATCTCAAGTTTGCTTACTTCAGACACAGCCGTAATTAGCTTGGCAACGTCTTCTGACGTTTTCATGTTCTCAAGGTTAAAGTCGCCACCTTCTGTGATTGACTTGGCCTGCACATCTATCTCTGGAAGCACAACATCTTCAAGAGGCGATACTTCAGGCACTTCGCCTTCAATCGCACTGTTCGCATCAGTAATTACTTGATCGTACTCAGGACGAGCGCTTTGCTCTTCTTGCGCCGCTCGCAACTCTTCAATCTCTGTAAACTCGTCAGCAGCAGTCGCGTCAATGGCTTCTTGCGCCTCACGAACAGCTTGTTCTCTTTCGCTAGGTATCGCCTTTAAGCCACGAGCTTCAAACTCTTCTTGGCCTTCTGGTGACAAAAGCTCTGCCGCACCAGTACGCTTTGCCGCCTCTTCGTCAAACGCTTCGTCAACTAAAGGCATTTCTTGTGGCGTAGGGACAACAGGCTTTTTAGGAGGAGCAGGCATAGGCGTAACCATAGGGCGCAATGCATCTACAATCCTTGATCCAAGCCCAGCGACTTGAATGCCATCCTGCTGTGGCCCTTTGGCAAACTCAGTAGGCGCACCTGCTGCCGTAATGCGCTCACGCGCCTCTTGGTCTTCCGCTAGCTGGGTTGGGTCAATTGCCATCTACTCTTCCTCTGGGAAATAGCCAAATTCATTTACGTCATTGCCATCCCAATAAATATCACGCACTTTTACTTTTTGCTCAAGCACTTTACCTGCTTCGTCGCCAGATCGTCCATACCCACTGGCTCCATGCAGTTTAGCATATGTTGGGCTTAATGTCACAAAGTCGCCAGGATTTATTGTTGTTATTGCATCTTCATCAGGAACGGCTCGATATATCGTAACCTCTGCGTCAGGATTTCCTTTTACAGATGCAATAATCTCATAGCTTTCTTGATTGGCTAAACCGTACTCATCGCCCTCAAAGCTTGGGCCTTGAGCATATAGCCTCATGCCCTGACTTGTGTAAAAGTCATCTGGGTAGCCTGCTTGCTCGCCTGATATGTTTTTAGTCAAGTCATCTAAGCGAATGCCCTCACCGTCTTCTGGGCCTCTTGGCTGATGCTCCATGCGGTACGATGTGTCAGGGGCTTGCGGCTCACCTGCTGCCTTAACTCTCTCATCTTCTCGCGCAGTTGCTCTTGCCTCAGAGATAGCATCTTTTGCCGATTTGTATTCGGCACTGATCCGTCGGTATTCATCCGCAATCTCAGGATTGTCTGGATTATCTAAAAATGCCTGACGTGCTATTTTTCTTTCAGCGTCTAAATCTGAAACTGATTTAGTTTCAACCCTACTTGCTTGCGGGGTTTGCCCCAACTCTGCCAGCGCATTTCTAAATACAGGTATTTGCTTCTTTAGCCCCTTTGCTCCTGCGGCAGTTAGAGGTAGTGCCTCTAAAAATGACAACCCTGCTTCTAGCGCACCTGCGCCAGCCGTCAAATAATCACCTGAGCTTATTCCACGCTGATAAGTGCGCATTCCCTCTTGTGCGCCAAAAAGCAACCCTGACGGAAGAAAGTCAGCCGCTCCCATTCCTAAGTCACCGCGAGAGCTTTCTGGGTTGCCCCAAATGCCTTCAGCTATTTGACGCGCTGTAAACTCATCAATTCCTAACGCAGAGAAAACTTTGCGCAAATCGCCTTCGCTATTCATGTAAGTTAAATCAACAACATTCTCTCGCATTGTAGGTGTTTGAGTTTCAAAAACCTCACCACCCTGACGCTCAACATACAGCTTTTCATAATCAGTCAAAGGCTCAGTGCGCCCACCAGTTGGTTTCTTTGGCGCTAGACCCGCAGCGTTAATTTGATCGTCGTCAAACCCTGCTGCGTAATAATCTTCTACAGAAGGCGTTACACCAGCATCTCGCAGCGCAGTGTCATATCGCTTTAAGCTTGCCTCGTCTGTAATAGATCGCTCTGCAATCTTAACGTGACCACCATTCGGCATCTTTGTATAAACTTCTTCAACATTCTTTGCTGCATTGAAAGCAACTGCATCAGCCATTGATGGAGTGTCAGGAATGCCTGCGCCCTTAAATCTTGCTGCTTCTTCGTAACGCTCAAGCTCATCGTCAATGCTATAGTATTGTGGGTTCATCGTCTTAGACCCTCATATCTTTTCTTCAGATCAACCATTTGAATACGCAAAGATTTAGATGCGTTTTTAGCCAATTCTGAAACATCTTCTTGACTTACTATTATATCCAATCGCCTTATAACTTCTGCTGGTTTTTGTTCATTAGGAAGATTTAAAGCCTCTACTTCTGCAAGAAGATTAGGGAATGCTCGCGCAACAGTATCATCCTGAATTGCATACTCATATTGCTCGTTAAGAATTTGACGAATGCCAGGAGCTTGGGAAATTAATTCTTTTGCATATGCAATAATTTCTCTTTCATTCATAGGGTTTTGAGCAACTTTGCGACGTTCAATCTCGTCATCAAGTTGACGATTAACGTTGTTTACTTCGTTTGATATTCTTGCCGCATCGTCAGGAGACATACTACGAATTGAGTTTGCGTCATAATTCAATGCCTGCCGAATATCTGTTTTTGCCTGATTAACCCCACGATCACCTTGAGTTGTTATAGCTCGTAAAAATGTTATTTGATCGTTTACTGTTAGCAAGGCGCTTGACTGATCAACGTCGTCTAACGTTAAAATTCCGTTTGCCACTTTTAGTCCAAGAAGTTCCATTTGCATAGGGTCTGAAACTTTTGGACGAGCATCAGCGGCGTTAATACGCGCAAGGTAGAAATTGTTTTTTTCTTCGGTAACATCAGTGTTGTTAAATGCCCAAACGCGAAGCTGCTTCAATATCTCTTTGCCTGTTACTCTTGGCCCTTGAGATGTATTTATGGTTTGAAACTCAAAGTCTTCTCCAAGCAAATACTGTGTGCCTGCTTGTGCATCCTCAACAGTGTAAAATTTTAGAGTATCAATTGTTAGCATCAGCTCGTCAACTTCTGCTGACTGTGATTTTAGGAACTCTTGGTTTGCTAACTCAGCATCTTTTTCAGCATCATCTCGCAACTTTTGGAAAGCAGCAGCATCCGACAGCGCAGCATTCAAAATGCTTAACGCTTCTTCGCGTGGTATATTCTGCAACGTATGCAATGCATATGCACCGCCTGGTAGCTCTGGCCTGTCTTCAGCAGCAACATCAATACCAGCCGCCAACAAATCTTGCACCTCAAGTGCTTCTGCCAATCCTAGCGCAAATGATGGTGTTGTTGACACGTATGCGCCAACTACATTCTTAGCAATGTCAACTTTCATTGCGTTGGTAACTGTTGTCACGCCTTCCGCGCTGTAGCGGCCCTGCTTAACACCTGTCGCCCCGTCCGCAACAATGCCATTAACCTTTGCTTCATAAAGCTCAATCATTTCAGCGGTATTGCCAAGACCTACTTGAGAAAGCTCCTTAACCGCAAGATTTTGACGCGCAGCAAAGCTAGCCTGTGCCGCTGCTTCAATCTTCCTATCTACGACATCTTTAAGTTGAAAGCGGCTTGTTAGCTCCATCTGATCAAATCGAGCCATGAACTTTTGACGAGTAAACCTGTTCGTTCCAATCTTACCCAAGACCTGCTCGCGCAAATCATCTGTCTGAGACTTCCAAAGCTTCTCACCGCCAAACACATCGCTAAGTCGTCTTGAACGCTCAAGGTCATACGCAGCCTGCCGTATACCTTCCTCAGCTTCAAGCAAGCTTTCGTTTAACAAAAGCTCTTGCTCTGCATTGTAACGCATCTTTGCATACGCGCCGACATTTTGAATAAGCGCTGATGCAGGTGCCGCTTTTGCCATCTCTGCTTGCGCAACTGCTTGCGGAGACATACGCGCACTAATTGACCTGCCAGGAGCTTCTGATGTTGGGGAGAGTTGCGATCTATAAACTGGTATTCTCATTATTCACCCCCGCCAATCAATCCAGCTTCATAGCCAAATTGTGCAGCCTCTCCAAAACTGTTAATCATTGAGGCAGTACCTTGCGCCCGAGCAGATGCAGCAGCCATGCCGCCTTCCATGCGTGATAGCTCCGCATTAAGCCTCGCTTCTTCTTGCGCATCCGTAATCTGCATGTTTTGTATTTGGTTGTTAAACTCACGTGCTTTCTGCTCGTAATCAAACTCACGAGCATTTTCACGCAAGATTGCAAGAGGTGTGCCTGCGCTCATATCAAAACCTGCGTAACCAAAGCCAGCTTTTGCCGCGCCCTGTATGTCACGCTCGAAGGCAATTGCAGCTCTTTCTTGTCCGACTAAAAAGTTTGAATTGATTATACCGCGCTGACGATCAAGCAAATCAATGTCACGCTCAATGATACTAGCGTTAAACTCACCAGCTCTTTGCGCCGCAGCCGCAGCCCTATCCGCTGCTTGCTTCTGCTGTATCCCACCTACAACCTGCATCCCTGTTGAAATAATTGCTAAAGGGTTACACATCAGTCACACCTACTTATCAAACGTGTTCATGCGTGGATAGAACGCTAGAACTGTTAGGGGCAACGGTTGCCCTTGTTTAATATATACACGATCATCGTCGTCAAAGCCACCAGAGAACTCAATGTCTTTGTCGCCAGTAAACAACGGCACCGCTGCTGACATTGCCATTGAACTGTCGCGGAACGGAATGCGGTCTATCTCACCAGCATCATTGCCGATCTCAACGCCAACTGTTTCGTAAAAGCGAACTGTGATTGCATGTATGCGCTTCGGCTTGCCCTGGCTTGTGCCGTCAACCGAACCGCTGTCAATTCGCAGTGTCTGCATCACACTGTCATAGCCATAACCAGCCACAGCAGTCGTTGATGAAAAGTCTAGCGATATTGAACCACTGGAGATTGTTTTGTCTGGGTGGGCTGCGCCATTGCTCAACACCTGCACTGTCTCGCCCTCAAGGTGATAAATGCCGCTTAAACTGTTTGCCGCCGATCCGCTATATGACAAACCACTATCAACAAAGAACGCAGTGGTTGTGTCATCGCCAAAATCAAACACACGCAACTTTTCGATGTATCGCTTCGTAACACTATTTATTGTCCGCTTGACGATTAAATATAGTTCGTCTTCACCTGTGTCAGTTGGCAAGCCAGCAATACCTTCAACGACAGCCTGACCGCTGTTGAACTCACCGCCGATCACATGCTTGTGCCACGCAACCACTTCCTCTTCGCGGCGATACGTCATACCTAAAAGCGTACCATCATCACGCACACACCAGACAACGCTGTCAGGCTCTTGCTGATACGCCATCTCGATCACGCCACCATTGGTGATGTGTTCTGCAAGAATTGTCATGTCAGGGGCAGAGTAGCCACCAGTATTAACGTTACCCACAAACTTAAACTCTCTAAGCTTGCGCGACCCACGCTGCACAAACAGCGTAACATCAGCAACTTGCACTGGGTCTACCTTTGCCGATCCATAGTTGGAATACTTACGGATCAGCGTTGTTGTCGGCGTGATCGGGCCATCGTTGGTTGATGTTAGAACATACTCACCGCCAGATGTGCCAATAGTCAAAACCGCGGTGGATGACAAAAAGCGAATTGCGTTAGATGTGTTGGCAGCGATTGTGTAAACCAGCGCGTCATCATCAGCAGTCCCAACTGTAAAGTTTTGATAGTCGCCGTTTTTGCTAAACCACAAAGTTTGCGGATTGTTGTTTGTATTGCCAAACACAAGGCGCTGCTCAAAAAACGCAACAACGCTTGGCCTGTTGTCTGCACCGCGCAAAGACTGAGTGGGCTGCGTAATCTTTTTGGCTGTCCCGCCTGATGTGTACGCAGTAAAGCTTGTTGTGTCGATGTCTTCGCCTGCCTCGTTCTGCAAGCTGAATGTGTTTGTTGTAGAGTTGGCAACATAATAACTGGCATCATTCAATTCAGTCATACCAGCAATGCTTTCTATCAGCACTGCATCGCCGTCACTGTATCCGTGGGATGTGATTGTAATAACCCCAGGATCAGCTTGCGTAATAGCTGTGATATTCTTTGCTGTCTCCAAACCGCCTTGAATGATGATGTCTTTAAACACCCAAGCATTGTGATCTGTTCGCGTTAGTGTGCGAATGTCGTAAGATGGATGCACAATGTACATAACATCAGCAGATTGAACAAACCGCAGGTCAAACAAATCAGCCTCGGCATAAGGTGTGGCAATGTTATAGATTTCTGTCGCAGTGCCGCCTGAGCTATACGCAGTAAAACTTGTTGTATCGACTGCGTTGCCAAACAAGTCTCTAAGGTTGAACGTGTTTGTTGTTACGTTATCAACAGTGTAGTTGCGACCATTCAACTCTGTCATGCCAGCAACGTTGTCTACATAGACCTCATCGCCATTCGTTAGTCCGTGGCTTGCACTCGTTACAATGCCTGGGCTGGCTTGCGTAATGTCGGTGATTGTCTTGTCTGTTGCATCAAGAACCTGCGCATCATTACGAATAACCCGCATGACTTGATCGCCAAACTCTAGGATGTATGTGTCAGACGTTTTGAATTGAAACGGCACAATTCTTGTTTTCACAGAGCTATCTTTGACAGATGCAACAAACTGTGTGCCAGGTCTGCGCGTTACGCCGCCATGAGGCATGACAACCATGTTTGTCAATTCAGACAAACCTTGCTTGTATTTTTCAATTTCGGTGCGACCTTCTAAGCGTGGGCTGATCTCACCTGCTATAAACGCGCTAAACGCTGGTGCTGATCGTGCCATTTAGAACCTGCTTTCAATAAAGTCGCTTGCCTCTAGGCGCTGGGTTGCACCTTCTGTCGCATCATTAAACCGAGCCTCGTTAATCTTGGCATCATACAATGATGTCTGGATTTGCACCATAGAAGTTGATCCAGTGATTGCGTAACAAATTTCAGCAGATAATCGAGCAGCCAAGGCTTCTACAAGGCTTGCATCGTATTGCTGCGGGTCAGTGACACGACCAATGTACTTAATCCTAGCCACCGCCTCGTCCGTGAGTAGCTTGCGGCCCTCAATGACAAACACTGGGCCACCTGAATTGTTTGTGATGTTGTCCTGCGGATACGATAACGTTCCGTTAGAAAACTCTAAAACCCGTAAGCAATACGGGTCAGTCGGTAAGGTGTATTGTTTTGCATATCCGAATGCTGGCGCTGTGGCATCTTGTGCAAGCTGCACTCGTCGGATCAAGCAATTCCAAGGATGTGCGCGAAACACCGCATCGCGTACAGCTTCATATCTTTGGTTAACAATTCGCGCCACCTTACTGTTTTCAGTCAGTGAGGAAATGTTAGACGCGCCTAAATTGTTTAGCGCATAGTTTGCAATATCAACTGTACTTGGCATTCGCTCTTATCCTCTAAAAGAAGGGGCGGCGAACCGCCCCGTTCTATTTAGTCAACAACATACTTGATTGTGCATTCAATAGTACCAGTACCTGCGGCACCGCCCATTGTTACTGTCACAATCACGCCATCCTCATTTGCGTCTAGTTCTGAGCCTGAGCCTAGAGCCAGAGTTGCAAGGATGTCTACTTTACCAGCAGTTGCAGAAGATGCAGCGGCTTTGTAAGCAGCCGCAGCAGCAGCTACAGCAGTGCCGTCTGCATTGTTGTATGCAGCGTGACCTACTGACAGTGTTGTTGATGCACCCAGCGCGTCATACGCTAGAGAACCTTCCAACAAACGTGCGCCGTCTGGTAGAGTGAACATCTCAATAACGTCACCAGACGCTAGAGCAGATGCTTCGTATGTGCCGTGAGCTACGCGGACACGTCCACCCATCTCGTTGGCTTTGTTCATCACGGCTGGGGTAGCGCGTGTGTTAGTGCGTTGTGCTGAATATACAGTAGCCATTTTTCAGTCTCCTTATTCAGAACAAGCGATTTCAACTACTTTGCTTTCTTCCATGCGTGTCGCACCGATAGATTGGCAATAGTAGACTTGCGTTGCGTATGACTTGTCAGCACGTTCATCAATGCGAGCTGCTGGCTCTTTGCCAACCGCTAGTTTGATGCCGTCACCAGCAAATGCGATAACCTGACGGTCACCTGAACCATCTGTACCTAGACGGTTGCTTACGTGGAACTGGAAGCCAACGAATGTGTTGATTTCGCCCATCGCCAACGCTTTGACAGTGTTGTAGTCGCTTGAAGTTACAGTCGTGTTGTTCAACAGGTCAGAAACCTGCTTAGGTGAAACAACGATGTGACGAGGGATAGATGGGTCAACGTTTCCGCTGTCCAAAATTTCCTTCGCTGATACCAACTTAGCGATTGTCAGACCAGAAGCCGCAACTGCGATTTTCTGTGCTGATGGCAACGCTGTAGCTGTCGCACCGTCTTTACCTGTCTGCGCTGTACCTAGAGCGGCAGCAATGATGACATCATCCATTGCGCGACCCATAGCGGCAGCAGCAGCACGGCTGTATGTTGATGTCGGATCAACAAGTAGGCGCACTTTGTCTTGATCGTCGATCAAGTCTGCGTACTCGTAGTCAGACATTGTGACCATGCGGCGTGAGTGAGGTGTATCAATCAACGGTGTGTCCGCGTGGCGTGATGTACGTAGGACAGCCGCAGCTTCTCCCACTTGGTCAAAGAAAGCTTTTTCGCCATTCACGCTTTCTACATCTACCGCTGCTCGCAGCAGAGAACCCATCTGTTGTGACAACATCTGGATGTTTGCAGAAAACTGATTGACAAAAGCTGTAGTAATTTGAGTAGACATTATGTCATCCCCTTACAGTTTCAGTTTTAGGTTTGCTGCGCTTGGTTGTCCCATATGGGGCCGTGCTACTGCTTAGGGCAGCTAGTCCGCTTGACTTACAAGCTTGCTCGTGGGCCTTACGGTTATCCACTACATATACTCCCTAAGCCGCAATACTTCAGCAACGTAAGTTTCATGCTCTGGGTGCATCCTATCAAAATATGGCCCATCTCGTCTAGTCATCTCTGCAATTTGCCGTGATGCCTCTTCTGGGGTCATAATTAGTTCAGTTGTCTCGCCTGCCAAATTGTCTTCGCCAATCTGTGACGCAAGGTTAGAGAACATGCGAATGATGTCTGGATGATCGCCTAACATGCGCCCATCAGACAATTGGATGTTGTCAAACATCTCTGTGCCGCCCAATAGGTTCTGAGCCGCCATCTGCGCCATCTCTAGGCGCTGTTCAAACGCCTGGCCAAACTCTTGACGCAGTTCTTGTTCCCCCGCGTAGCGAGCCTCTTCTGCGCCCTGTGACATGCCTTCGTTCATGCTTTCAATCGTACCGCGCACGAAATTCATCATTTCGTTTGCTTGGCTTGGACGCAGGCCAGCGTTCAATGCATGCTCGCGGAACGAGTTTAAGTAACTCTCCTCAAGAGGAATATCACCATCAAACTCATAGCCACTTGCTTCTGTTGGCGCACCTAACTTGTTGTAAACCTCTCTCCACTCATCAGGAGTTGCAGATTTACCTGGCAGCGCAATCTTGTCTGCGCCGATCATGCGCTGGGCATTGACATAACTCTTTGCCAACGCGCCAGGGTCAGTAAACGTGCGCAAGCTTGGTTCATTGCGCAAGTCTTCTGGTAAACTGTCTAAAAAACTAACTGGTGCCGCTTCCACTGCCTCTGGGGCTGCCGCTTCCGCTCCACCTGTATCCATTACCTCTTCGCTCATGAGGTGTCCTTTCCTTCGGTCAACATACGGACAATCAACAGCACTGCTGCTCGTTGACCTTCGTTAAATGCACTTTCGTAAGGATTGTCCGAATAAGTGGTTGTCTCAAACCCAAAGCGGGTTTTAAGATCACTCAATACAATTTCTCCATCGTCCGTGTTGAACGTCCGTCGATAGGAAAGTTTTAAGTCTTCAATTTTCTTCACTGCTCAAGCCCACCCACAGCCTTAACCAGTGGCGCAACCTGACCTGCCGCCTCAGCCGACATCATCTGTTGCTCCATCTCTTGCTGCTGCTGTGCCGCCTGCGCCTGCTGCCTGCGGATACGCGCAACCTCATCGTCACTGCGGATCACACGCGCTGGGATGCCAGTGACCTCAACCAAGTACTGCACAAGCTTATCGCTGTCCAAGTAATCCATAACAGGCGCAATCTCAGCAACCTGCATCATGACCTCGAACCCGCGCAGCATAGACTGCAAGTCAGTCAGCTTCTGCGCCTTCGCCAGTGGGCTTACATACTCAATGTCAATGTCCTGACCTTGTAGTTGCTCAGGAGCGGCTGGGAGAAGCCCGTTCCTGAGCAGCAGCGCAAAGGAGCGGGAAATAAGAGGCTGCAACAACTCGGACTGCAACCGTCCGAGTACAGGCCCGAGCAACCGCATCTTCTCTTCATTGCGCTGCAACACTTCAGTCGCTGTCATCGCTGGGCCTTGTGACATCAACAACTGATCTACATAGAATGCCTGACGGATCGCATTGCGCCTTTGCTCTTCCATGTTCAAACCTAGTGGGTTGTTCGCGCCGATCTGCAACGGCTCCAAACGATCCCGTGTACCCGTGCGATAGAAGTTCAACGCACCTGGCGTTGTGCGCACTGGCAAAACAAATCCATCGTCAGGCACCATCAACGGCGGGTCAATCTGCTTTTGAGCTGCGCGGATTGTCGTTTCAGACATCTTGTTGACCATCTTAACGTCAGGCAACGCATTCATCGCAGGCGAACGCCCATAAGTGCTTACGCTATCCTTGACAAAGCGCGGCACCATGAACGGAAAATCATCAAAGCCACCCTCAGAGATAAGCTTCTTACTATCCAAATGGTAATAAACTGATGCAATTGGCTTACTTTTTGCCAACTTGCCTTTGCTCTCACCACGCGGATAAACGACATGCACAAGGTCATGCTCTTTGTGCGGATCGTCTTTTAAGTCTTTCGTCATCTGCGTGGGCAGGTTCTCTTCACCAAAACGCTGCGCAGCAGCACGGGCAGTCATTTTAAACTTACGATAAACCGTATCAACCTTGCCGTTCTGATCCTCGGCAACTGTCACCTCTGCAATGTGACGCGCACTGAACCGCAAGCCCTCTTTGTCACCCTCTACATAGAAGGCAGCCGTGCCAAACACGACCAAATCATAATACAGCTCATGTATCTCTTGCTGGAAGTTTGAGCGATTGAAAGCCTGATACATTTGATCCATGCAGACTTCCAACCACTCGTTTGCAGCATCATCACCCTGTAACGCAGGATCACGATACCGCATAGAGAACCAAGGCGTACTGGGAGAGGTAAGCATACCGTGAAGGGAGGAAGATAAAAGCTCAACCGCATGAACAGCAGTGCCGTCATAGATTAGCTCTGTACGCTTATCACCTTGGGTTCTCTTTTTCGTAATGTCCGCTTTGCGCGGCAACATGTAATCCGCAAGCTCCTGCCAGTGCTTTTCCCAATTAGACCGCTGCGTCTGCAACGTCTTGTATCTACGGTCTAGCTGCGCAATCAACGGATTTACTTGTGCCATTACATCATTCCAATACTATTTAACATAGAACGCTTTTTGCGCTTCTCTTTCCCCTCAACAGCACCGCCCTGCATCCGACCAGCCATTTTCTGGTTCAACCGCTCTAACGGATCAACCGTCATGTCTGCACGGCGCTTGGCTGGCTGGGACGACTTGCGCCCCATCTCACCTGCAATGTTCTGAGGATTGCGATACATCATGCGATCATCTTGTTCATTAGTGACTTTTTCTTAGTCGTCTTTGCCGCCGTAATCAAACCTTGAGGCGTTGTCTCAATCGTTGACGCACGGCCTCGGCGGCGCTCTGCGCTTGCAATCACTTCTGCTTCTGTTGATCCCGCTTCAGGTGCTGATGCGACCTCGCTGATCGGCGCAGGGGCGGGTGGCGGTGTGGGTGTCGTGGTTGTCGGGGCAGGCGCAGGCGCTGGAGCTGGGGCCGAAACAGGTGCAGGCGCTGGGCTGTCGTCATTGCCGTAATCATTCTTATTCATCATTGATTGTCTTTTATTTTCAGCAATCGTTTCTGCTGTGCGCTTTTGGTAATCCAAAGCCGCTTCTTTTGTGTATCCTGCGTTAACCAATGCGTCTATTTGCTTCTGCTTTTGTTCAGCAGTACCTGTCGAGCCACCCTTGCCAAATGCAGCAAAGCCCATCTTAACATCAGCCGCAATGTTTCTTGCAATTGCGGCAGTACCAGTTACAGGCTTTTTCCCTTGACTAGAACTAATTGACGCAGACGCTGGTGTCTGCTCCGTGCTTGAAATAGCAGAAATTATACTACCCATTATCTACATCCTTATACATAGACCCACCTATGGACTTAAACCCTAAGCGCCTTATCAACGCAGACGCTAGATCAGTACTAACTCCAGATGTCGCACCTGTCAAAATCTGAACAGCACCAACATCTAACGCCCATTGCTCATACATCCGCATCAGCCTAACACCAGTCATGCCACCACGGTATTCTGGCTTAACATACCAGATATAATCGCCTGCGACTAGTGCATTGCTGTAAGGATAAACAAACGTCAAACCTATAACCGATCCGACAAGATCAGACCCGCTCCAAGCCCCAGCAACCAAACTACCACTATCACTAACTCGATCACTGACCCAATCCCCCATCTTGTCCCAGTCAAACGGCACTGTCTTCTGATACGACACCCCGTGAAACTCCTGACACAAATCAGTCACAGCAGGAACGTCCCGCTCAGTCGCTAATCTATATTCAAGCGGCAAACGGGTCATAATCCATCACCGCCTGCACCTGCGGTGCCTTAAAGCTCGTGCCAGTCTCACGCAAACCAACTGCAAAATACCGAAACGCATCTGCCGCATGGGACGACCAATCATGCACAGGGTTCGCCCGAAACGTCCTGCTCTTATCATTATACGCCCGATGATACTGACGCAAACACTCCAGCAACTGCTTGCACTTCTCACGGTCAAACCACAAACGCGGTATCAGCATCTGAGCCGCGTGTATCCCATCCTCCAATGGCAGCTTAGGCACAACGCGAAAATTCAACCCCAAATCCCAAGCAGTCTCCCGCCTAGACTTCCCAGACCCAAGCTCCCGAACCTCAATGTCATGAGGCGCATTGTGCGTCCCGTACAAATAATTCCGCTCATTCAGTATCTGGCAGTAATGCGGCAACCCCTGGTTTCTATTCTCATAGTAATCAATCACATGAACAGCACGACCAATCGTCTGCGTAAACAGTATGCTCGTACTATCCCCAACGCCCAAATCCCACCAAGTGTCCACCTTCGCACTCGGATCATACGGCACCTTTGTAATCTGACCAGCCTCGGCAATCTTCTCCAAGTCAGCACCATATATCGCACCAGGCACATTCGCATTCCAAGAACACTCAAACTCCTGCATGTACTGGTCATTCGTCATCATCTGACGCGCAGCAGACAATTCCTCCTCATCCAGCAAACCAGTCTCAGATGCCTTGTACACAGCCGCCAGCCAGTCATCGCTCCCAGTCGCCTGCTCATAATAATCATAAAACGCATTGTGCCCCTTCGGCGTACCAACAAAAATACAAAACCCCTTCCGATCCGATAACGCTGGCCTCAATACCTCAGGAAACACATTCTCAGGCATGTCAGCGACCTCATCCATCACGCACCCGTCAAGATAAATACCGCGCAGGCTGTCAGGGTTCTCAGCGCCGAGCAAACTAATCCGACCACCCGTAGGCAGATCGCACCGCAATTCAGTCTCGTGAAACTTCACATTCGGTATGCCACCCGCAAAATGTTTTATATAATCCCAAGCTACATTCTTCGCCTGACGATAGGTGGGGGCCATATAGGCATAGCGGGGGTTCGGTTTCTGAGAAAGCAACGCATGACGCAAAATATGATTGATCGCCCAAACAGTCTTGCCAAATCGACGATGACACACCACAACGCCCCACCGCTTCTCCTGCATCTCATTATGCAAAGACATCTGCAACGGCCTAGGCTCATACGGTATCTCAATATGCGTCAATGCTCTGTGACCTCTTCCTGATTTTCGTATATCAGTATCCCATGCCTCTCAAGAATAGCCTCATACACATCAATAAGCAACACTGCGCACTCAAGCTGCTTTGAAACACTAGCGCCGTGGATGATGCCGCTGCGCAGGTGTTGCAGGTGGTTTAGCATTGCAACTTGGTCGGCTGTTAGGCTGTCAGACAAAACGTATACTCCAGTCGGGTGTATACGTGTTAAAAAAACTGCGGCGATTGTCAGGGGGGGTGGGGGGTCGGTATGCGCAAATCGCATGGCTAAACCCTAGTCGTATAACAGCTATTATGTTAAAACTTTTGTAAGCCATTGATATTGCTACAGAAAATATCAGACTGAGCCATGCAATAAATGCAAACCACAAGATGTAGTGGTTGCCACCCCGCCGAGGCTGCCTGACCCCCCACACATTCAGACATTCAGATGTGTCCGCCTCACGCGCGTAGCTGTCAATGACAGGATGTGTAATATACACATGATTTTGCATCAGTGCTTTGTCGCCTGTTCGCTGTCGTCTTGCTCTTCATCAACGATAGCATTGACCGCAACATCGCCCCCAGCCCAACTGATTGTAAACGTCTGAGCCTGTGGTTGATCCTCTTTCTTGTCGCGTACACCCCAAGGCATGTTACGTGCTAGCGTCCACTTCAAGCTGTCGATCTCAAGCCTACGCCGCTGCACCTCTGCATTGGCTAGCCTGTTGTCTTCAAACTTAGGCAACGGGTCTTGCGCCAACTTGATGATCTGGTCTGTGTGATACTCACTCTGCATCACTCTGCCTCTGCGATATATCTCGTACAGCTCATCGTCACGCAGCACAGCTTGCATCACGCCTTGATACGTTGGCATGTTGTTTGACTTCAGTATGTCCTTGAGTGTTTCGCCTACAGCCAGCCTGTCTGCAATCTTGTGCATCAGGTCAGCGTCAATCTTTACGGGTTTCTTTGCCATGTTAGTCCTCAATGCTTTTGCATAACCTTACCACAAAAAAGGCCCAGCGCAATGCTGGGCCAGTTCAGTGAGGCAGATTGCACAAAGGGAAATGGGTTAAGCTTTGTGCCATCAGGTGCCATCACGTTATCACCACGGGATCGGATCATCAAATGTTTTTCCCTTTATGTCGATCATTTCTGCGCCAGGGAATGATTGCTTTGCAGCCTTCTCCAGCTCGCCCATCCAATTCTCTCTGAACCATCTGTATGCCAGCGCAACTTCGCGCAACGTCAGCAACTCCAACTCAGGCCGCTGCTCTTTGATCTGCTTCCACGCTCTTCCATCTTTCATGATGCCAAAGACTTCGCCGTCCAGTTCAAACTCCCAAACATCGCTGGATGCTTTCTGAGCGCCTGTGCGCTCTGCCTCGGCATCCATAGCCATCATCCCTTTGATGACTTGCTCTGCCTTCTTCTGCGTCCGCTCCACATCATTGTCTGCGACTGCTTCGTTCATCAGACCTACTTGCCTGCCATACTTCTGCGCCAGCTCAACGGACACCAGCTCGGGCAGTCGATCTATTCCCCACTTCTGATCCATCTGGTTTGCCAGACGATCTACAGGCCCAAGAGCATAGTCGCACATGATTGCATCTTTGCTTTGATTGCCATGCAGAATAATGTCTGCCTTCTTCTGTCGCTTTCCCCTTTGCCTCTTCATCCCCGATTTCTCCACAGTTAAATCTCCACACTTTCACTAAGTCCACATTCCACCACAGTAGTATGTCATATACATACAACTACTGTGGTGGAAGGTTTTTTGGCCTCTTTTTCCACAGTTCCACAGTTCTTCCACAGTTATCGGAAAACAACTGTGGAACTGTGGAGAACTCCTTAGACCTCGTCCCATTTGACCCAATCTCCAACCACAACGCACGGCACATCTCTGCCTGCTCGCTTGTCTGGTATCTCTTCGATCTTGAGGCTGCCAGAGCTGATCCACTGGTTTGCGATTGCTTTGGCCTTTGCCTTGTCTTTCGGCTTGTCCAGATCAAGGTCTAGCTGTTCAGCGACTGCCTTGCCGACCCAGTTCTTTGCTCTGATGTCTGCTCGGTATGCCTTGTCGTTGTCCACTGCTGCGCCGACTGTGCGCTGCACTGCGAGTAGGTCTTTGGCTGTCACGCCGTCGAACAGGTCTGGCAGCTTGAACTCTGTTGCGACACCTATATGCTCGCCGTTTGCGATCTCTACACTTTGCATGCGTCTGTAGATTGCTTTGTCTGATGGTGGTGCCAGGTTTGCCTTGCCGTCATCAACTCTGAATATGCCAAGACTTTCGTGTTCATCTACGCCCAGCGCCATTGCATCGTCTGGTGTTATTCTGTTGATCACTCTGGCTGCTCGGGCTGCTCCGATGAGTGATCCTGCTCCGCGCACACTGTCAATTGTTGCATCGTCCCCGTTTGTTTTGCGGATGTGATGGACGAGTTGTATGCTGCTGTTGGTGTCACGGGCTAGTTTTCTGAGCATTGCCACGACTGCTTGGATGCTACCATTATTATTTTCGTTTACAAGGTGTGCCGAGACAAAGGGGTCTAGGATCACTACGCCGATGTTGTTCTCCTTGATCTTGCGGCTGATGTGCGCAAGCAGATCGTCGTTTGTGATCAGCCCGTCCCTGCTTTCTGCTGCCAGCGTGATCTGCATGGTGTCCTCACCATCCATAAACAGCCTGCCTTTGATGTCGTCTGGCGTTAGACCATAATGCTGCATGGCTGCTATGGTACGCATCTGCATTTCACTGATCGGGTCTTCAAGGTTGATGACCCAAACATTTGTCTGCTGCTTGACTGCCACGCCGAGCAGGTCTTTGCCTGTCGCAATTGCCAGTGCTTCCACAATGATTGCAGATGTCTTGCCGATGCCACCTGCCGATGCAGTGACGCTGATGTACTTCTTGATATAGTCGTATCCGTACACCCACTCACGTCTGGGCAGTGTGATCGCGTCAAACATTTCATAAGGTGTAGGCCATGACTGCTCTTTATCCTCACTCAGCGCCTCGTTCTGCTGCTCTATGCGCTGCTGCACGGGGTCTGGCGGCGGTGTCCAGCCTTTGTCTCTGGCACCGTCGATTGCTTTCTGCACTTCCTGCCTTGTGTCGTCCACTGTGTAGCCTGCCAAGGTAAAGCTATCTGTTATGGCGTGTATCTCTTCGTCTGACAGACCTTTGTTGACGTATGACCCGACCAGACGCACCATGTTTAGGTGCCAATCGTCACCCGCTAGCACGTTCTGCACAGCCATCTGTCTGTCCATTGCTTGCTGTCCTAGATCAATGTCTAGGCTGCTAGTTGCAGGTGCTTCTGCCTTTGGGAATGCTCGCATCATGCGTTCCATTGGCTGCGGATCGCGGTCTGTGCTGAACTCTGTGCGCATTGTGACCAGCTCAGGCACGTATCCTTTGTCCTGCTTCTTTTGGTTGGGCCATGAGACTGTGCCTGCCACGCGCATGATCCTGCTGGGATTGATGACGGCTGGGTCTGTGTGCAGGCTTGCGGCGATAGATTTCTGCACTTCCCGCCATGCGTCTAGGTTCATGCATGGCTCTTCAAGCTGCCAGTATGCGTGGCCTCTTGCAAAGGGTGTGCTGCCTGTCTTGACTGACATTGTGAGCTTTGGCCCTGCGAACTGCTTGATGTTTTCCATCGCGCCTTCAGTGTCTGCGTCAGCAAAGCAGTAGAATGCAGCAAGGATGTCTGTGTCCTTGGCTGCCTTGCCTGCTGGGATGGGCGTGATGGGATCGACAGGGTTGATGCACATGTAGATGTTGGCCTTGGCGTTGTTCATTGCCTCGGCGTGTTGGACTGCATCATCAATGTCTGTGTGTTTAAATCTGGCTGCCTGCGTTGATCCACCTTGCGAGATAGAGCGTATTTCTATCAAGGGCTGACCGACTTCATTCCAATTTGCTGTAATCTGTGATATAAAGTCTTTAATGATTGCGGACTTGGGAGCCATTTCCATTTTGTTTTCCATTTCCAATTTCGTTTTCCTCCCTGTTGGACTGACTGGGCTGCTCACACAGCCCAGTCTTTTTTCTTATGCGAAGTCGTCATCATCATCCATGACGGCTGCGGGTGCAGGTTCTTTGGCGGCTGGCGGTGTTTCATCCAGTGCAATGCCTGCTGCTACGCCTTCTTTCAGGCAGTCTGGTTTATCCACCCACTTGACGATTTCAAATTCAGGATAGGCTGTTGAGCCTTTTGTGAACTTGATGTCTTTGCTGCCTGTCATCTTGATGTGCGGCAGCTTGCCTTCTGGGCGGTCTTTGAGCTTGCCTGATAGCTCTGTTAGGACTTGCCACACGGCTGCGCCTGCTTGCTCCCACACGACAACCTTATCCTTGCCCAGCGCGACCTTGACGCTGATGCCTTTCTTCCAGTCGTCGCCTGGCTTTGCCATCATTTGATTGACTGCTGCGTTCCACTTCCATTCGGGCGCAACGCCTTGGATGCCTTCTGATTTTTGCCAGCCAGTTTTTAGGCTGTCCAAATCTAGGACAAAGCCTTTTGTTTGAGCGGCTTCAAACTCCACCTTTGCTGCGCCTTCACGCAGGTAGAAAGAGCGAGCGCGTACTGCGCCGTCCTGCGTACCTCGTGCTGACCATGATAGAAACTCGTTGATGTCCGAGCCTGTTGAACCTAAGTCGATTTCAAACATTTTTGTGTCCTTTCACTTTGTTTGATTGTTGACGTTGTTGTGCGCGTGACCCTGCGCTGGGATAGCAGCAAGTGTTTCCACATGCTGTATTCTTTCACCGATCCACCGCATAACTGGCACTGCCATAGAGTTGCCCATTGCCTTGTATCGCGGGCTGTCTGGGCAATCATCTGCCGATTTGTTGCGGTATGGAATGCGGGTGTAATCGTCTGGGAAACCTTGTAGGCGTTCGCATTCTTTAGGCGTTAATCTTCTGACTGTCATTTGCTGACGCAATAAAGGCGTGTTGCGCCCAGATGCATTGCAGTTTGTGTTCAAAGTATTAAAAACATTTCCTTCACGCAGTTCGCCTGCTTGGTTTTGAGCAAAGCAAACAGCAGGCGTTTTGCTTTGGTCAAGGGTAGGCGTTACATCTGTTGACGCGCTTAGGCTTTGTGTAGAGCTATTCAGTGCGCCAAATACCAATGGCTTTGTCTCCCAATCAACGCCGCCCATGCCATATGATGCCGTTATTGAATTGACCTTGTTTTGTTCTGTTACGAACTGCTCGGTTTGTGCATCGTATGCGCTTCCAACGCGGCTTGTAAGGCACTTGGCAACTTCTTGTTTCGCTTCTCGGCTCGGCGCAGGATGCCCTGACAGGCTTTCGCGCTCAAATAAAACCGCTGCGGCACGTCGCCAGTCTCCAAGGTATCCGACAACAAACACACGTCTGCGTCTTTGGGCCACTCCGAAGTATTGAGCGTCAAGCACTCTGTAGGCGAACCCATACCCGAGTTTGCCCAACGCCCCGAGGAAGGTTCCAAAATCCCGTCCTCTGTTGCTAGACAAGACGCCGGGCACGTTCTCCCAAACCAACCACTTGGGCTGATACTGTGCAGCAATGGCAAGATAGGTAAGCATGAGGTTTCCCCTTGGGTCATCAAGTCCTTTGCGAAGTCCTGCGATGCTAAAGGCTTGGCAGGGTGTTCCTCCCACAAGAAGGTCAATTGGTCTGTCATTGGGCCACTCTTTGTATTTTGTCATATCACCAAGGTTTGGCGTGTCTGGATAATGATGCTGCAACACAGCACTGGGGAATGCTTCTATCTCACTGAACCACTGCGGTTGCCATCCAAGCGGATGCCAAGCAACCGTTGCTGCTTCAACTCCTGAGCATACACTTCCATAATTAAAAGCCATAAAGCTCTTCCCTTATTTCTTCCGCTCCGTTCCAGTAGAACGTGTTTGGATTAACTGGGATAACGCTTGCAACATCTCTTGCATTTCCTGATCGAAGGAAACGCTCCATGCGCGTAATCTGGATTTTAGTTCTGCGAAGTATCTCACTGGGATCACCGTCCTCTAACAAGTTTGTTTTCTTTGGCGTGACGTACAGGAACTTAACGATCTGGTTGCCCTTGGCTTTCTGGTAGATCGCGCGTTGTAGCTGATGCTCTGCTGACATGACGCTCGGGCAGCGTCCAGTTGTTTTCAGATCAATCACCACGCCGTGCTTTGGAAACACCAAGTCAAGGTAGCCGATGACAGGAATTTCGTAGTCGTCTGTCTTGGCTGTTATGCTGATCTTTTCCTGCCCGTCCTCTGGAAACTCAGGCTCGCCGTACTGCTCAAGCTCTTGTATCGCCAGCTCCATGCATGGCTGTATCATGGCGCGTTCTTTCGTTGTCTTCTCATCACCGATGGGAAACGTTTGATCAAACTTCTCCAAGGCTGCATCCAGCGCACCGTCTGCGTTCTTGCCTTGCAGCACTGCCACCACTGCATCCTCTGTGCAGATGCCACGCATTGCAGCGGCTGACATGGGGCCGCGCCTGCCGAACAAGTATTGAGCAACCCAAACATCAGGCGCGTTTGTCCATAGGTTTATGGATGACGGTGACAGGTGCTTGATGCCGTGTTTGTCAAAGCCGTTCATAACATCTCTGCTCCGTATAATGCGATCAGCGCTGCTTCTGCTCTGCCGTCATCTTTGACGCGGCTGAAGTCGGCAGCGTTCTTTGGAAACCTTTGTATTGCCACGCTGCGTGATACGCCTTTGTCGCGTGACAGGTTGAAGTGTCCCTTCCATTTGGCAGGCGTGACGTAGTGGATCGGCATTGCATGCGCTGCCACTGCCATCTGCGTTGCGCCGTATGTCTCACCGAAGCGGAACATAGACGACACGCCCTGCCCTCTCATAGCTGCCACCTGCTCTATGACTGCCGTGTGCGGGTGGTCACCCTCTGGCGTGAGCAGACTGTGCAACTGGTGTAGGTTTAAAACCGTCTTGCCCTTGGCGTTCTTCATCGTCGGCATGTCATGCACTTCCAGCCAGTGCGTCTCTGACTGATAGAATGCCACCGCTCCCGAAAAGCCTGGGTCAATGCCGACATAGATCATGCTGCATGCGCCTCAATGTGTATGCCGTTGGCTTTCAGATAAAATGCCAATGCCTCTTCCGTAAGGTCACGCAGTGATTGGCTGTTGTTCTGCATGGAATTGCGCTGCTCTTGCAGTCGTTTCATTGCGTCAGCCAGCTCGGGCTTTATGCGATGGTTCCACTGTGCTTTGTTTTCTTTCATGTTGCCCCCAAATTTGCTAGGATGTTTTAAGAAATATAGCTAGCAACTTTTTTTATCAAGAGTTAATTTTTTACTAGCAGTGTTCTTGATAATTTGCTAGCAAGTTCCTACATAAGATTTGTAAGGCAAGAAAGGAAATGGAAATGTTAAAAGTAAAAGTAAACGAATTGGATAGCTTTTTAGAAAAAATGGGCTGGCATATCTTTCTTATGGATAAAAAAGAAAAGGGATATGGCGTAGTCGCAACAGAAGAAAACTACCAAGGCAAGGTAAAACCCGCAGGCGTTCAGGTAATGCTAATTGAATTAGTATAATAAGGAGATGGAAATGTTTAAGACAGTAGAATGGAATACTCATTACGGATCACGCGACGAGGTTATAGGTTATAGCCTAGGTGAGTACGATAAGTTTGATACGCTTTCTGAGGCTGTGCAGTCAGCCAAAGAAATTAACGACAGCTATTACGAGCATGATGTTATGATTGAGTATTGGCCTGCTGGCGCAACAGAATGCGCATGGCGTAAGTCACCGTATGATCTAGCGCCATATGTACCAGGGCAATTTTATATGGAAATACCGTTTTAATGTACGCCACTGATCTCCGCACATTTATTTTACAGCTACACGGTATCGACATCGTGTGGCTGCCAACATCAGCAGAAGAGGAGCCACCGTTTTGACAATCAAAGAACTAATAAAGATCGCGCAAAGCCTGACAGCAGCAGACATATGGGCAAGCTTTTGCTTTGTTCTGTTTACTGTTGTCGTGCTTTGGTGGGTAACAATGCCGTTTGTATAGGGGAATGAAATGAAAACAGCAGACGAACTACGGCACGACATCGCATCTGAGGAGCGGTTCATCATCAAGCAGCGTGACAAGATGGATCGCATGCGCAGCTTGGAGACAGGCGTTAGATCAAGCACGATCAGCACCGACTTGGCAATGTTTGAAATATCAATTGAGAATGCAGAGGCACGTATCTCTGTCATGCAGGCACAGCTAAGGAACATGAAGCATGGATAACTGGAACCCGATTGCAGGCATCGTACCAGTACTAACAGCCGAGACATTGAAGAGCCTAGAGCAGAAGCGTGATGACGCGCATTTCTGTGGTGACACAATGCGAGCGTTGGAGTTAGAAAAACAGATCGCAGAACTAAAAGAATTAAGAGGTGAAGAATGACAGAGGCGACAGCATGGGCTGAATTAGCCGCTCAGGAACGTGCAGCGCATCGCCGCAAATGGGGTAGAACAAGCCCTGTAGAAAGTGAAAAAGCGCCACCGCCAAAAAAACCAAAGGGCCGTGTTGGGCCTTACAACCCAGAACGCTTAGAGCAAATACGGCAGTGGGTACATCAGGGAAAGACGACTGCTTGGATTGCTCGTGAGTTGAAGATTAGCGAGAGCAGTGTGCGCTATTGGCGCGTTCAGTATAACCTGAGATGATCGTGTGGGACGCGCTATGAGATGTGTCGGGATATAGCTACTGGCTGGACGCCGCGCCCCACCACAGCAAAATAACAAATCCAAAAATGAGGACAAGATGGAAACTAAAGTAAAAGAACAAAATATCGTAACCGAAGCCATTGCAGAGGCATGGAAAGGCTCTATCAATGCAAAGCAAGCTGCGAAGAAATACTTAGCTATGCTTAAAGAAGACAAAGCATTACGCGATGAAGCGACAGAGGCTTGGTTAGAGCGCATCGCATATCAGGATGTGGTAAAATATCCGCGCAACTACCGCTCTACATTTAAGAGCAAGGTGCTGCAAAAAGGCGAGACAGCTACGCCCAGTGTTAATCTTGCAGGCGTCGTGTCTGTTTACGCGCAGGACATGTTTGAACGCTTCCGCTTGCCGATCAGTGGTGTGCCGCTTGGCGATGCCACACGTGAGGATTTAGGGAATGCAATCGCGCATGAAGGGTCACGCAGTACGCACCATGCGCAGCAGAAAGTGTTTTATGAAAAGATGCAAAAGCGCCTGTCTGGCAATGCACAAATTGTGCGTGAAGTCTGGACAACAGAGGAAGCTGAACGCGCCTATCAAGAGGCACTAGCATAATGTTACAGGGGGTCATACGAGGAGCGCAGCAATGCCATGTATGGGTCACCCCCAACTTTTTACAGAAGGCCATGTGAGATACGCAGAAATGCCATAGCCATATCGCCTCAAGGGAAGGGCCATCAAACGTTTGCAGAGATGCCTCTATAGTGCCGCCCTTCCCAACAAGTTTAACAGGAGCCGTCATGACCACGCAGCAATGCCAAAATCCGAACGCTCCAATGGGAGAGCCATCAAACTTTCGCAGAAATGCCTCTATAGGGGCGCTCTCCCAACCAGTTACAGGGGGCCATCCAAAAATAGCAGCAATGCCATGTAATCCCCGCCCCCACACTTAAGAAAGGAAAACAAATGGACAAGAGATACGAAAACCCCACCATCGCAAAGATACAGTTTGCATGGCGCAACCGCCAGAACATGGTCAGAGCAGAGGCCAAGCTAGTCCTGCAAATCAAAGCCACATGTCGCGGCCTGCGCGATGGTGACATTAAAGAGGCAAACAAACTATTTGCGCAGCTAAAGAAAGGCGAGGCTACATTTGAGGCAACGACAGCCACGCAACCTTTGTTCGAGGCGCGTGAGCCACTACTAGAAGCCCGCAAAAACTTTGAGAAATATCTTGCAGATTTAGCTAAAGAATTACCCGCCGCAACATTTGTAGATAAGGTGAAAGGCTTTGGGCATCTTGGCCTTGCGGGTATCGTGGGTGAAGTCGGTGACTTCATGGCATACGAAAAAGAGTTGGACGGTATCTACAAACGTGCTGGGCTTGCCGTGATTGAGGGTGAGCGGCAGCGTAAGTGCAGCAATGCCGACATGGCCTTGATGCACGGTTACAGCCCATCCAGACACGCTGTGTTTTGGACGATTGGCGATAGCTTGCTAAAAGCGCAGGGCAAGGAAGAAAACGCAGGGCCATACAGAGTTATTTATGACAAGCGCAAAGAGTACGAACGTGAGCGCGTAGAGACAGACGGACACGCACACAATCGCGCACTGCGATATATGACGAAGCGCCTTGTGCGTGACCTGTACAATGAATGGAAAGAGGTTGCTTAAGATATGGGCATTGAATTTTTTACAGCTTTTTACATTGAGTACACTGTAATGGGCAGAGATATACAGACGTATATACTGCTGCCTAGCTCAGAGGCTTGTCAGGTATTTATCCGAGACAATGAGGATATGTCCGAGTACATGTTTGCGGATGGTGATGTGGACATGTGGTGCCTGGATACAGGCGTTATCTCCAAATCAATCAGGCCGCGACTGCGGCCCGAGAGTTAAGGGTTCTCTTCGTCGCTAAGGCTGCCCAGGTCAGACCCGATCTGGCGCAGCAATAGCTCCAGCTCACGCCGCCTGTCATCATCCTTCTTGGACAACCCGCCCTCTGGGATGTTGTCCATCAGCTTCTTGTATTCACGCTCATACTTATTGTATTGGTTCATCAGAGACTTGCGGCGTGGCCTACCTGGATCAAGAGCATATTGCTTCATTTCATCCTTTGGCCCTCGTGCGTACATCTTCATCTTCTCAGCCATTACTTTCCGTAGCCCCCGCCGTTCATCATTGACTTTGGTTTCTTTTTCTTGCCGTGCATTTCTTCAACCTTTCTCATTGTGCCATACACATACGCATCCTTGCGTTCACCCTTCAGGCCCATCTTACGCGCCCGAGCCTCTAATGATCTATGCATTTCTTTAGGCATATTTGTCCCTCATTAGTAGTGCTTCAACAAAAAACGATAGCTCGTTTGTACCAGACGATGACTTCGCCTCAAACTGAAAGTCAGACTTTGGTGGTACGCGGAACGGTATTTGCCGATCAAACGCTTGCAAACCTGACTGGAATGTAGAGTTAGCCACGCGCAGTATGCGCCCGTTGCTGCTGTCCACACGGTTACGGTACGTGATAAACTTGTTGGGGTTCACCGTACCTGATGTCAGAGATATGCGGAAGATGTACAGCGAATGCTCGGCAGGTGTTGTAAACAGACATGCCTGTGTCGTGCCGATCTCTGCGCCAATGTAGCCATACACTGTGCCGCCGTTTGATAGCGTGATGTTGCCCACGTTGCTGCCTGACAGGATCGTTGCGCTGTTGATCCGATAGAACGACTGCGTTGTGGTGACAGGCGTTGTGCCAGTGACCGTGATGATCTCAGCAATGCTTTCGTAGTTTGCATCCAGCCCAGATATAACAATCGCCATTGTGTCGGACGTGCTTGTTGACACGACATCCATCTGCACTGCGCTGCTGGGGAAAGCATAGGTGCCTGTCCCGTTCCACACAGTCTGGAATGCAGTGCCGAGCGTAGGTGCGTAGCCAAAGATGTTCTGCGGCACAAGCTCTGTGTTGCGCTCAGAGGCAATCTCCAAGAGCGCGTGTGGGCTGTCTACATCTTCGTGAAAGTATCCCATCAGGCACTCTTCTTATTCTTGTTGATCATGGATATGCGCCGACCTTTGCGCACAGCTTCCTCTTTAGACGATGCACCCCATGCCTTTAGCGACTTCAGCAGCGGCGTATCCTTGCCGTCCTTGTTCTTTGTCGGCCCTGGCATCTTGCCCATGCGTTGCAGGAAGGCTGCCCTGCGTCCGCTGTTGCCTGTTCTCTCGGGTGGTGCTGACATCTTACGCCCTACTGTTCATCATGGATTTCTTTTTCTTTTTGCTTTGGCTGTCCTGCAAAGCCTTGGCAGTTGGCGCACCTGGATCTCCAGGGCTGCGCATCTTTTCTCCGCTGCCCTCTGCAATGCGTTTGCGTTTAGCGTGAATGTTTGCCCAAAGGCCAGGTTTCTTAGCCATGTCTTACACCATCAGTTCAAAGTGAGGGCCGTCGATAAATGGACGACGACCTTGTGAGCGGCGAAGGTCAATGTATGCATTCATTGCATCCTCGGCAGTGCCGTCCCATTCGCCAATATTATCTATGTGCCAGGCTGCACCCCAGCGTACTTTGCAGCCTACCATGTTTGCACCTTCTTTCATAGCGTCTGCCAGATCGTCGTACAGGTTTAGCTCCCACGATCCGCGTCCGTTGATGTAGGCCATCAGGTCAACAGCCAAACCATCCAAGTGCTTTGACTTCATAGTCTGTGATGCACCCTTGGCAACCAGTTCTTTCTGCTGCTCTATTGTGCGCAAGCCTTGGATCACACCAAAGTCTGTTTTGGTTGCAGTGATTGCATGCTTGACGACAGCAACCATGCGCTCGTCTACACCTTCCAACCTGTCTAGGCTGCGACGACTTAGTTTGAACTCGCTCATTATTTCCTCCCAAAGAATTGCTTGCCGCCACGGATGCCCACCGCCGCTGTGCATACTGTAAACACCAGCCAAGTGTACCACTCGGGCAACTCTGCCAACCGATCAAAACCATTCTTGACTGTCTGCTCCATGCCAGGGATGAAGCATAAAATCACTGGTATTAGCACGGCAAAAGTTACCACCTCGTCTTTGATTGACGACTGCGTACCTTGCGCCATGATCCGTTCCCAGTCGGCAACGGATGTCTTTTCTGACAGCATGATCTTTGCCTTGGCTTCTGCCTCGGTCAGTTTCAGCTTGGCCTCTGCTGCTTGCTTGGTTGTCTTGGCATCTAGCCATGACGATGCAAGGTTTCCAAGCGGCCCGATCAGTGCTTGTAACATTACTTCTTACCTCCCGCAGAGAAACCAAAGTATGCACCGACCACAGCAGACAGCGACCCGTACATCATCATCAGCACGGCACTCGCTTCGTTCATACGCTCGGGGTCAAAGATTACAGCAAACGTTGATATGATCATCATGCCCAGGCAAGCCCACGTCATTCGACGCTTATTTGTCTGGTACGTTTCCTTGTCTGGTATCAGTTCGTTCATGTAGCACCTTTAACGCTATTGCTCTGATGGTGGTGATAATAACCAATTTATTGTCATCGGTCAAAACGCCCCACCTGTTTCTACTAATTTCCACTAACCTCAAGGCAAGCTACAGTCTGGCTGTTGTGTACAACCAAACCCTCCTGTGCCTTTCTTCTCTCCTGTTCGCATTCCTGTAACGTACCAAATGACGGGCCGATTTGGTAATACTTCAACGAAGTTGCTGGTATGTACTGTATGAACACAAGTATATACAACATCACCACTTCCCCGCGTTTCTACCAAGCCACCAGAAAACTACCGCCATAGCAACGACACCACCCGCTATGGATAAGATGGTTACAATCAACTCAATGCGCTCCTCACGCTCCCTCTCAGCGCGTCTACGAGCCTCTTTACGAGCAATCCTAGCATCGGCTTGATACTTCACCCACCGATCCCATGTGCCAGGGGGCGCATACAAACGACACCACTCCTCAAGCTCCTTGCGCTTGGCTTTCATTTCTTCAAGATGTTGGAAGTGTTCCCAATCCGAGATGTCTTTACCTAATGCTTTGGCAAACGGATTGTCTTTGCGCTTCTTGTATTCTTCTTGCAGGGTTTCTTCTGCATGTAGAAACTTGCCAACCTCTGACACTAGGCCAGTAACTTCCTTGCCATTCTGTAAGCAAGTCCGAATGACACCGTAAGCTGCGTTGGCTGCGGCTATGGTCTCCAGTATAGCCATGTCATTTAACTAAAGCATCATTCAGCAGAATGATCTCCAGCCTTTGCACGGCTAGCTGTAGCTCGTTTGTAGTCTTGATGTTCCACGCAATCAAACCCATGACCGCAGCAAACAGCACGGATATGATTGCTTTCTGATCCATCAGCCCATCTTAATTAAGACCGCGACAAGCATAGCAATGATTGTACCCGCTGCACCAATCAACAAGCTTTCAATCCGCTTAATACGGGTAAAGACTTCCTTGAACTGTATCTTCACCTCGGTCTTAACCTCGATCAACTCTTTCTCAAGGTTATCAATGCGAGTGTGTGCCGAAGCAACAGTACGTTTATCCATATCATTCCACCGTTACGCCACTAATCGGCTGCACTAACTTCAATGCATCAGGTGTTGTTGCTGCATCAATCCCTGCATCGGCAGGTGCATCACGCAATGCTTGCTTGTCAGCAATAATCTGCGTTGTATCCGCGCTTGTTTCCAATGCTTTCATGTACGCTGTATCTAGTTTTTCTAGCTTAGGCGCACGAGCAGCACGGATTTTATCGCGCCAGATGTCACGCGCAGCCGCCATGTCTACTTCAACAGCATCGCCGTTGAACGTCCATGCCCCACGGAATGTGCGGTCAGTTGGAACTGTAAGAGACGATGCATCACGAACATCGCCGTTGATATTGATGTAAGTTGTCATTGTGCAATTCTCCATGCGTTTCTAAATGACCGATCCGATGGGATCATTTCGACAGGTACAATCTTCATAATTGTTCTGTTTCCTTTGTAGTCCCGCCACACGGCAGGGTCTATGTCTTTCATTACCAGATACTCAATCGCTTCCTCTTCGGTCATAGGTCCGATAGGTTCTGCGTATGGATGCTCTTTCGGTTCCCCGTCAGGCACCAAACGATCACGCTGATATGTGTCAATGGGTGGCAAGATGTTGCCCTCAAGCGCACAGGCCATCCAGTTTGGATCAGGCACAAGCACCTTGGCGGGTGCGTCTGGTTCCCGTGGGTCTTCGAATAGTACACGGTACTTAGACTGCACAGGCTCTAGCCGTGACTTAGCTTCTAGCAGGCGTTCCCATAGATGCTGTGTCATGCTAAGTCTCCAAAATAAACAACGCTTGCATCTGCACAATCTGCATAGGAACCCAATGTATTGATATATATAAGCTCAACATTAGCGCTTGTCTTATCAAAATAAGATATATTCCACCCATTACCACCATTAATGAGGCCATCATGCGTAAGACAGTAATTAGCATTAGCAAAATTATTTGTTGGATTAGCTTCGTATCTTCCTGTGGAGTTATCGGTAATACTGCTTGTGTTTAAACTATCATCAATAGCTACTGTACCAGTTCCAGTAAAATTAACCCAAACCTTCGCAGACCCATTCAGGACATAGCTTGTGCCTACTGTATCTGTGCCATCGGTGATGTTGGAAACGTTTAGTGTACTCATGCTAAGTCTCCGTGAATTGTGCCAGTTACATAGTCGTAATCAAAATTAGTCCTATTACTAACAGAGTTTGCATAGTAAATTTCACCTCTAAAACTAGACGATGAAGAATAAGAAGAACTCCCATCTTTTAAAGTAGATGTTATTACCTGTGTTGTAGTACCCGTCGTAAGAGAACCTGATCCAACGTGTGCATAATTTGCAGATGCCATGTTATTAGTAAAATTAAAAGTAAAGTCTCCTGTACCGTTGTCCGTTAAGCTGCCTAAGTTTAGGCTGTCATCTATAGAAGCTGATGACATATCAAACCTTGCCCACATCGCAGCAACCCCTGACACCGCACGACTAGCTGTCTCACCCGTAGCCTTGATGTTTGATAAGATTATCGTACTCATGCTAAATCTCCGTGTGTGGTTGCACTTACATATCGCAAATCATAAGCAGTAGTTTGCCAATGCCCATACACATACATAGACCCCGCATCTATTGCCC